TGCAGTATTAAACACCGTTAGAGGATTTCTAGGTTCTGAAGAACCTTATGATATCAAAAAATTCTTTGGTGCAGTAATTGTATCAGGATTTGCAGGTATTGCTATTGCACAAACTATAGGTCTGTCAGGCTTGGACACATTAGGTCTAGCATTGATAGGTCTTACAGCAGGTTTCTCTGTAGACTATGCTGTATCAAAAGCAAAGAAAATTACAAATTAGTCTGTAACTTTCACCTTTTTATCTTTTTTTTTACCATAATAATCTTTATTAGGGATATAGTATGTTTTTATATATGGGAGAAGTAATCCAATTCAACCAACTTACCACCTCTTTAAAGAGTATGGAGTCTATTAATTCTGATGAAAGATATTTTGAAGGATTATTAACTGTTCAAATGAAAGATAAGCAGGGGGAAATTACCATTGTTGATGAACTATACAAAGTATTACCAATATGGATGGATAGAGGAGCACCAATTAGTGACACTCATAGTAATAGAATTATAGGAAAAGGTATCAATTATTCTAAAACAGTAGTTAAAAATGAAGATGGTGATGATTTGGCAGCCATTAAAATTACAGGTAAAATTTTTAAGAATTATGAATTAGATAACGTTATTTGGAATAAAATCAAAAACAAGGAATATCAAGGATTATCATTTGGTGGGGCAACTCGTTCTAATAGAACACCAATGAAGATGAAAGATGGTTCTATGGCATATGCTTTATCCAACTTGGAACATTATGAGGTTGCAGTGTGTAAAGATCCAGCAGTTCCAATGGCTGTAATTACTGATTATAACCCTATTGCAAAGGCTACTTTTAATACAGATATGAGAGATGACGGTAAAATGATTATCAGATGTACACAAATGGGATGTTTTGTAGAAAAATCAGATGATGTCAACAAAGATTCACTAATAAAAATAGAAGATGAAGATGATAAAAATACTGAAGTTGAGGTTTTAGATGAATGGAAAAATGATGATAATGATAATGGTGAAAAAGAAAAAGCTGATCTTAATGAATCTCAAACATTTGAACAAAAGGTACAAGCATTAATAAAAGAAGGTAAATCAAGAGAATCTGCAGAGAAAATTGTAGGCTCATTTGTTCATAAAAAAGTTACACATGAAGAACAGAATGTAGGAGTACGTGCAGAACAACCATACGCAGCAGCAAGAACTGGTGAAGAAATTATGGAAGCTGCAAGAAATGCTAGAACCAAAATTACATTAGATGCAGGTATGAAAAAAGCAGGTTATCAAACTGAAGCAGGTAATGATCAATTAGGTGGTCAAGGTGCTACAGAAGATGATAAAGATAAACGAGAAAAAGAGGATGAAGAGAAAGAAAACGATGAATTAAAAAGAAGAGATCATTCAGATTCAGACGGAGATATGACATCTGCATACAATCAAAACGTAGGTAGAGAAGCATCATCAGGACGTAAAACAAAAGCAAAAGGAGATTATTGTCCTAACTGTGGAAAACATAAAAAACTTGGTGTTGCAGAAAATGGAAGGGATATGGGTGATATGACATCTTTGGGAGGAGCCTGTCCTAATTGTGGTCATGGTTTTAAACCAAAAATTGAGAAAGCAGATACAACTGCAAATCAAACTGGAGGTATTAGAGGTGGAAATGATACAGCAGTACAAGGAAGTGGAGAAACCAATGATATTAATATTATTCAACCTAAACCTGAAAGATTTGAAGATAAAGGAGCAGCAAATATCAAAATTGCAATATATACTAAAAAAGTTAAATCAATCAATTATTCTCTTGAGAAACACTCACAAATACAAGAAATAAAGAAAATAAAAGAATCATTAACTGGAAAACCATATAAAGAAGAAGTATCAACAGATAAAACCCCAAGTCATGAATCAGTTAATCAACAACCAAACACTTACACACACCCACATTTGGAAAGATCAAGGTCAGGTGGAGTTAAACAATACTTTGAATCATTGAGCAGAATGAGCAGAAAAAAGGCACAAATACAAGAATTAAACAAGATAAAAAATGACCTTGGTGATGCTAGAGGTTGTACAGAACACCAACATCAATGATATAAATCTTTACATAATCTTTATAAGCTCTTATATAGTAGAATCTGTAATAACATGACTCTCGAAGAAATCGCAAAAGAACAAAGCGACGACAAGGAAGAAGAACAAGAAGATGAAGAAGCAAAGAAATCCTTTGACCAATCATTAATTGAGACACTTTCTACTTTGACAGAACACGTTAAAGCACAATCAGAATCCTTGGCAGCACTCGACGAAAGAGTTTCAAAAGCTCTTGAAGAGAAACCAGAGACCCAACTAGATTTACCAAATACTTCAGATGATGAAGGAATTGGTGAAGACGTCAAAGTCCCAGACACTTATCAATCCAATTCTGTACAAGCAGGATTAGACGATGATGGTGATGATGCAGAGAAAGATCCAGAAGACCTTGTTATGCAAGAGAAATCTGAGAAAACTAACTTTGAATTCACTACTGAGACTCCAAGACCAACTTCATCTATTGAAACTATAAACAAATCTGATCAAACAGAATTGAATATGGTTCTAAAAGATGCAAGAACTGAAGGTTTCGACGGTTTATCCGTTGTTGCACAAAGAATTTTGAAAGGTGATTACTACACTCCTACACAAGAGGAGGCATGGTTCTAATGGTTCAAATAAGAACTATTGACGAACTAGAGGCACTCTATTATGGACAGAATAGAAACCTAATCAGAAAAGCTGATGCTCCAGTAACTACATCAACATCTGGCGTTTTTAACGCTATATTTGGTGCATATGCATGGGCTCAACTCAACCTAGAAGCAAATGCTTTTGGTATCTTACCAAAAGTTCCTTGGGACAAATCTGGTTGGAGGGCAATAACTGCCAAACCAACTTTGAATACAACCAATGGTAATACTGTACTAGGTGGTACTGCTGAAGGTGGAAATATTGCTGAAACCGTAAAGCCAACTTTACAAGAAATCGACGTCAGACCAAAAACTGCTCAGTTGCCATTCAGTGCATCTGAAGTTATGGAATGGCTCGCAACTCACAGTAAAGACGATATTTGGGGAGGCTTAGGCTCACTCAGATTATACATGGCTGTTCAGCATAAAGAATTCATGAATAGAATGTTGCTCGCAGATGTTGAAGCAGAAGCAGCAGCCAGCAGTGGAGATAACGCAGGTACAACCAACTTTGAATCTCTCGACAGAATCATTTCAAGTGATGCTGAAGAAGATGCATTAGGTGGAAGTCACAATGGTTATTATGACCCATGGGCAGCAAATGCAACTATTGACAGAGATGGAAATAGTGGTACTTTTGACTGTACTGTTGAATCAGCATCAGGTACAATAGGAACAGATGGTGTTCTTACCGATGATACATTACGAACTTTCCTTAGAAAGATCCGTATTGCAGCAGGTAAAGATCCAAACGTATTCCTAGGTTCCCACGAAGTTTATTCCGAAATACAAGGCTTATACATGCCTTCAGTCCGTATTCCAAACCCTTACGGTGAAGCATTAGTACAAGTCGATGTGAATGGTATTCAAACTTTCAAAGGAACTGGAGTCGGAATTCACGTAGATTCTATCTATGGTATCCCATTCATCCCATCCAAAGATGCCCCATCAGGTGGTGGCAACGAGGTAGGAAGACTATTTGCATTAGATACTTCTGATGCAGAAGGTTACGGATATCCAAGAATTGGAATTCAAGTCGCAATCCCAACTGAGTACTATGAAGCAACACGTAGAACACCAGCTTATCCATTCGTAAACAATGCTTTCGTTGAGAAAGGTGTTTACAGAACAATGGGAGAAACTGTTTGTCGTCACTTCAAATCACAAGGTAAAATTAGAGATATTAAACTCTAGTCAAACCAAAAACCTTTTTTTTATTTTTTTTACTTCCTCTAACCTTTGGTTTCTAAAAAGTTAGCTAACTTAGCTTAATTAACTTAATTAACTTTTTCACGCCTTAGCTAACACTTTTTTATAGATATATCATTTTATTGTTTAATATTGGTTAATTAACAGTTAATTAACACCATTACATTTATATAGAGTTCAATATCAGTTGTGGTAATGACATACAAAGTATATGCTATTGGTGGATTATCAATTATTGCATTAATTGTTGCTTTGGCTTATAATCCAGTACCAGATACTGAAGAATTTGATTTCAAAAGTATTGTAAGTACTCAATTAGAGTTGAACAATAAGCAATTTGTTAAAGATACAATCACTAAGTCAAGTGAATGGAACTCCTTGGAGACAAAAATAAACAATGCTGATGAATCGAAAGATATCTCGGAATTGAAAGTTAATCTTGTCAAACTGGAGAACAGGGTAAACCAACAAAGTCAAACTATAGTTTCATTGGATAATAGAATTAAATTACTAGAGACTGATCCAGTAACTAGTACAAGTTCTAATAACGGTGATGAAATTATAGAGTTCTACACCAGTGATGGTGAGAGAGAAGAAGATAGATTCGATCAAGGTGAAATTGTCTATTTTATTGCAACAATAGATTCAAATGCCAATTATCTCTATTATGAGATTTGGAATGATGATGATAATGATGAAGTAAAAGATAGAAGAATCGAAGTTAGAGATAATACATATCTGGCATGGGCTTGGAGTATTCCAACAAACCAAACAACAGGTGATTATTATATCGAAATCGATGTAGGCGATGACAACAAGAAAGTATTCTTCGATGTAAAATAGGTATTCATACCTCTTTTTTATACTAAACTTTATATATAATCCCTAATCATTCATTATATGGCAATCACAATCGCACATAACGCCGACCATAAAAGTCTTACAGGAAAGACACTATCCATACAAGCTGAACTGACTTCTAAATTAAAGTCAACCATTGTCGATGTCACCTATGGTGCATCCGATGTATATGCTACTAATGGTAATACTGTCGATCTATCCCTTGGTGGTAGAATTAGTACTGTTATTGGAGCAGAAATTCTTCATAGCAATAAAGGACTACTTTTACAATATGCCCCAGCAGCAGCTGGAGCAGCAGCCACAGGAAAAATTAAAGCTTATGGTCACACACCAACAAGTTCTACAGCAACAGTTGTAGCCCTTGAGGAATTGGATGCTTCTGATACAGCAGTCAATAGTTTGACTATTCGTGTTAGAGTAATTGGTTTCTAACCATTTTTTTTCTTTTTTAATAATGTTTATATATGACTGAATACATAATTAGATATGGTAGAACTAAACCATAATGTTGTAAATATAAACGCTGATGGGCTTATTAAAGGAAGCCATGGGGTTATTGTCAATGTTCATGTTTCAAAGGCTGGCTCTTCAGGTGCTAAATTACAATTAAGAAACGGCACTACAGGTAGTGCTCCTGTTGAATTTACAGTGTTTGGAGAAGATGCAGTAGCTTATCTAAACATTCACAGACGATTTGAAGCAGGTATTTATGCAGATGTCACTGGCAGTGCTGAATATTTAATAATATTTAAATAAGAATAAACATTTATATATTCATGGCAGTAACATATTGTACGGTAGCTGATGTCTCAGATTTTCTTCGTGTTCCAATCACTGCTACTACTACTCCAAATAAGGCTCAAGTCGAGAAAATTATAAACAGAAAGGAAGAGGAACTTGACAGACGTATAGGTCATACTTTTGGAAGAAATAAACAGATATCAAGAGAAGTTCATGATTTACCACTATTATACACTTATGGATGGGGTACACCAATTTTCCTTAAACATAGAAACTGTAGAGATTTTGATTCATCAGAAGGAGATAAAATAGAAGTATGGGAAGGTGCAGGAAGTACATATACTGATATAGTAAACGATTCACAATGGCATGATTTTGAACCAGTTTATGGAAAATTATTCCTTAGAGGTTACATATTTACAATTATTAGAAAACACAGAATAAGAGTTACTTATCGTTACGGTGATGCAACTGTTCCACTTGATGTTGGAGATGCATGTATTAAACTTACAGCAATAGATCTCTTAAACTCTAGTTTTAGAATGGATATACTTCCAACTGGTGGAGATGGAGCTAGTTTTGAAGGTTCTAAATCAGATTGGAGAGCAGATATAGAGAACTGTATTGACAATCGTAGAGAATTATTCTTCATTCCGTAATGGCAAAATATAAGAGTATTCTACCTGCAATTAAAAAAGGTGCTGCAAAACTACAGGCTGAACAAGATAAGGCTATACAAAAAAAAGTTAATGAAACAATCTTAAATCCTAAAGATCCTCGATTTTTAACCAAAGTAGGTAAAGATTTAAGATTAAAATTAGCAAGAGAGTTAGGTCATGTATCAGCATTAAAATATACTACCATGATAAAAGAAAAATTTGATGAATTAGGTGTTTCATATTTACCATTTATGTTAGAATATATAGAAACCGAAAAAAAAGTTAATGTATTTGGTGGTAAAATAAAAGTACCAAAACATAATTTTACATTATCTATAGACCATACATTTGTAAGAAGTGTAAATAGTAGAAAAATATCATTTCATACATGGTTGATAAGAAAAAATCCAGAATTAGGAAGAAGATATTATAGAGAGGTAATAAAAGGATTAGCAGCAAATGAAAAATACAAAAGTACACCTCAATGGGGCAGAGGTGGTAAATTATGGAAACAATTTCAAAGAGAAGTACCTGAGGAAGATAGGGAAATATCTCAAATGGATCACGTAGCAGAAGCAAAACCTCGCAAAGGTTATGTTAATGGAAAATTTGTAATTGCAAGTATGTCTTCACAAAAACATGTAAATGATACAACTTATAAAAAACAACCTATACCACCTTCACATCATATGAAACCAAACCAAATACATGGAGCTGGTGATAGAATGAATGTCGCAACACATGAAATTGATAAATTTATTGAAAATGAACAGTATATATTTGGTGGTAATTTAAATAAATTTTTAACGTCAAAAAAGGGTACAGCTGAATATAAAATAATAAATGATATTTTATCAGATGTATTAGGTCAATTCAAGGCAGATCTTGAAGCATTATCTAAAACATTTGTTGAAAAGGATTATGAAAAACTTGCCAATGTTGAAGGTATAGAAAAAAATAAGAAAGGAATAGCACCAAAGTTTAAACAAGATACAAAAACCAAATCAAAATGGAAAGTAAAACCAAAATTCCCTAACATAGAAAGTATACTTTGGTGGTTCCTTAATGATCAAGGTGGAATGGCATCATCTACAAAATTGGAGCAGTATAATAATCTGAAAACGGTTAAAGCTAAATCTAATTGGATAGACAGATCTGTATTTCTTATCGCTAACGGAGTATATGCAAAGAAATTAGGTCATAAGAGAGGATTGACCCCAACAGGCAGACAGAAAAAATTTGGAAAGGCTGCTAGAATTACACATGCACAGAAATTCAAACGATATAGTGAAGATGCAAAGAGAGTTGCTCTACAACCATATACTGAAAGAATTAGAAAGTATTCAGATTGGAGAAAAATTACCTCAACTGCAGCCAGAGGTATGAAAAAGAGGAAGAATAACCCAAGTAGCCGTAAAGATAACAGAAAAGACAACCGTTAGACAATAAACTTAATTAGCAGAGAATATTTATATAATGTATGGGTGCTTCAAATCTCTATGCAACAGTAACAGATACAAAAAATCTATTATTGGATAATTGGTCTTTATCAACTACTCCAGACATAACTTTCATGTGGGAAGAAAGATCGACTGGTTTTATGGATGATCGAAGAGATTTCATACTTTTAACACCAACAAATGAAGATCCACAGTATTTTGGACTTTATGGACAAGATTTCCTTCACTATATTAGTGTAAAAATAGAAGTACATTCGTATCAGAATCTGGAACATCATGAGAATTTGGTTAATGAAATATTCAGAATTATAAAGGCTAATATTAGAAGGACTAATTTTGTGGATTTAATGGCTACTTCATCATATCATGATAATGATATGTTCAGGAACATGTATAGGCATACAATCATAATCAGATATAGAAAATTGAACCCATAGATAAACTTTATAAGTCACTAGAATAATATAAATTCATGGTACGAACTGGTGCACATGCATTTGTAATGTATGACTTTGAGACAGGATATGGCTCAGGTGCAACACCTAATAAAAAATTCGGATTACAAGATAAATTAACAAGTCTTTCATTAACCAATAATAGACAAAATTTGGCAAAATTAAACTCAAATACAATAGATAAATTCGCATATGGTCAACAACAAGGATCAGCATCAATGGGATTTACACTATCAAACCCTTGGATATTTGGAGCACTTTTGGGAGCACCAGTAACCACAGGATCATCAGCACCATATACTCATAGTTATAATACAGCAGCCAATCTTAAAACACCTAGAACAGTATCATTAGAAGTTGGATTAGATGGGGCTTCAGCAGATATTGTTAGAACATTAAAAGGTGGAATTGTTAATAATATTTCTATTTCAGCAGCAGTAGGTGGATTAGTTGAATGTTCAGCAGACATTACATTTGGACAAGAATCACAACCATCAACATCATTGGGTGGAGCTCATGTAGCACCAACAAAACC